TTTTGGTTTAGAACTTCATGCCGGCGAGTTTCCCGTCGGCGGTTAGCTGCAGGTCCTTGTAATAGCCGCTGTGGATGCGTGCCCATCCGAACGGCGTCTTGATTTCATGGCGGGCGGCGATGCGGCTCAACTTCATGCGGTGTGGTCCGTTGTCGAACTCTTTCTTGAGGTGGCCCCAGCGGTCCAGCTTCCAGCCGTTCCGCGTGGCCCAGTCGGTTAGTTCGTCGCGGGTCATGGTCAGTACTCCAGTCCTTTGGCGTCGACGGCACTACGGTCGCCAAGGCTGGCGAGGACGTAGGCGAGTTCTTCCGTAACGCGGCCGAGGTCACCCGGGTAGCCCCAGTTGGCGGGCTCCTGGGCTTGGTCCTTCATGTGCTGCTCCAGGCGGCTGGCGATGCGCTTCAGCAGGTCCTGGCACTCGGCGTGGCGTTCCGCGTAGCAGGCGGCGGCGGTTTGCTGGGTGGTCTTGGTGGTGCGTTGCATCGAACCCATACATCGCTTCGGTCGCGTTGAATAGCAAGGCCGAAGTTCGAGTTTCCGGAGAAAAGACTCAATGGCGGCGGTAAGTCTGCGAGCATACGCGAAGCATCGCGGAGTAACGCTCAAGGCGGTGCAAAAGGCGATCCAATCCGGCCGCATACACACCACGGCGGATGGCAAAATCGACGCCGGCCAAGCCGACTCCGAGTGGGAGCGCAACACCGGACCGAAGGTAAGGCGAACGACCGCCAGTCCGCCGCCCTCAGCGCCGCCAATGGAGCCCCCGCGCGCGGACGCTGCCGCCGGCACGCTCGATTACGCCAAGGCGCGCGCCATCATCGCCCACTACGAGGCGCGCCTGGCGAAGATCGATTACGAAGAGCGGATCAAGAAGCTGATCAATGCCGACGAGATGCGCGTAGCGGCGTACAACTTCTCGCGCATGATCCGCGACCGGCTGCTTAACGTACCGGATCGTGTGGTGGGCGCGGTCCTGGCCGAGGTGCGTGCAGCGCTGACTGCCGCCGGCGTGAACCTGGAACGAACGAGTGATTTGAACATGGCGAAGGTCCATGGCATTCTGCTGGCCGAGACCCGCAACATCCTGGAGGAGTTCGCCGATGAGCTCGCCCAGCGCTGAACAGATCTATTACGGGGCGGCGGCCGCAGGCATCCGGCCGGACCCGCTCCTCACTATCTCGCAATGGGCCGACAAGTACCGCAAGCTCTCGCAGCGCGCCTCGGCCGAGCCGGGCCCTTGGCGCACGGACCGCACGCCGTACCTACGCGAGATCATGGACTGCCTCTCGCCATCCTCGCCCATCGAGCGCGTGGTGTTCATGAAGGGCGCGCAGATCGGCGGCACAGAGTGCGGCAATAACTGGATCGGCTATGTCGTGCATCAGGCGCCGGGGCCGATGATGGCGGTGCAGCCGACCGTCGAGATGGCCAAGCGCAACTCGAAGCAGCGCGTCGATCCGCTGATCGAGGAGTCGGACGTGTTGCGGGAACTGGTTCAAAGTCCGCGCTCGCGCGATTCGGGGAACACGATCCTCTCGAAAGAGTTTCCCGGCGGCGTCCTGGTCATGACCGGGGCCAACAGCGCCGTGGGGCTGCGTTCGATGGCTGCGCGGTTTCTGTTCCTTGACGAGGTGGACGCCTACCCGGGCGATGTCGAGGGCGAAGGCGATCCGGTGAATCTGGCCATGGCGCGCACGCGCACGTTCGCGCGGCGCAAAGTGTTCCTCTGCTCAACGCCCAAGATCACCGGCATGAGCCGGATCGAGGCGGCGTATGAAGAGAGCGACCAGCGTCGTTACTGGGTTCCATGTCCGGTTTGCCGGGAGTTCCAGGTTCTCAAGTTTGCGCAACTGCGATGGCCAAAGGGACAACCGGAAAAGACGGCCTACGTTTGCGAGCACTGCAGGCAGGAGATCCAGAACCATCAGAAGCAGTGGATGCTCCCTCGCGGCGAGTGGCGAAAGAACGCTGCAGGCGACGGCAGGACGGCAGGCTTCCATCTTTCAAGTCTCTACTCGCCGGTGGGATGGTTCGCGTGGTCCGACGCCGCGAAGTACTTCGAGCAGGCGCAGAAGAATCCGGCACTGCTCCAGGTCTTCGTCAACACGGTTCAGGGCGAGACGTGGACGCTGCTCGGCGAGGCACCCGACTGGCAGAAGCTCTATGACCGGCGGGAGTCGTACCGGATCGGCATTGTGCCGTGCGGCGGCTTGTTCCTGACGGCGGGCGCGGATGTTCAGAAGGACCGCATCGAGGTCGAGATTGCCGCCTGGGGACGTGGCAAGGAATCGTGGTCGGTCGATTACCGGGTCTTCGAAGGCGACACCTCGCGCCCGGCTGTATGGGAGAAACTCACTGGCCTGCTGAACGAAACCTTCACGACGGCCTCGGGTCTGGAGTTGCCCATCCTGCAGCTCGCCATCGACTCCGGGTTCGCCACTACCGAGGTTTACCAGTGGGCGCGGCGGCAAGGCGGGCGCGTCCTGGTGATCAAGGGCGACGCGCGCGCGCCAGCACTGCTCGGGGCTGCCGCGCCGGTTGACGTGGGCCCGCTGGGCGCCAAGATGAAGCGCGGCATTCGCGTATGGCCGGTCAACTCCGGCATGGCGAAGGACGAGTTGTACCGGTGGCTGCGCATCGAGCGGCCTACCGATGAGGATCTGACCGGCGGTGTTCCGTTTCCGGCGGGCTACTGCCACTTTCCGAAGTACAGCGAGGAGTACTTCAAACAGATCACCGCCGAACAGTTGGTTACGAAGATCGTCAAAGGTTACCGGCGGCATGAGTGGCAGAAAATGCGCGAGCGCAATGAGGCTCTCGACTGCCGGGTGTACGCGCGCGCGGCGGCGGGCCGGGTCGGTATCGACCGCTTCCAGGAGAAGCACTGGGCCGACTTCGAACGCCGGGTGGCGGCGCCTCCGGTGAATGAAGTAAGACAGCCGCCGCAAAAGCAGCAGGGCACGGATGGCAGGCAGACCGCGCGTAATCGCGTGCGTTTCAGGATGGATCTCTAATGGCATTCACTCAGTCCGACCTCGATGCTCTCGACGCCGCGCGTAAGCAGGGCGCCAGGCGAGTCCGGTTTCAAGACCGCGAGTTCGAATTCGATTCCGTCGACGATTACCTCAAGCTGCGGAACCTGATCCTGAATGACATTGCCCAGAAGTCTGGGCCGCAGCAAGTGCGCCAGGTGCGCATCTACACGACCAACGGGTGGGGCCACTAAATCGCCGTGCCAATTGAAACGTTGATGACGCTCGCGCGCCAAGCCGGGCACGAGCCGATGCCGATCCCGATCCCGCGCGTGCCGCGCACCCGCGCTATGGGGACGTTCCCATTCGATGCCGCCGGTCGCGGTCGTCGCGGCATCGGATGGAATCCGCCGTCCCTCGGCCTAAACACGCTGCTGTTTTCGCACGGCCTCGAACTCCAGGCGCGGAACCGCGATGCGGTTCGAAATAGCGCCTGGGCGGCGGGGGCAGTGGATTCCTATGTGGCGAATGCGATCGGTCGCGGCATTCGCCTGGTGTCTCAGCATCCGGACGACAAGATCCGCGACCTGATCACCAAAAAGTGGAATCGCTGGATTCGTGAATGCGATGTCGAGTACGACCCGCGGAATCCCGCATCCGGCCAGACGGATTTCTACGGCCAGCAGATGGTGATTGCGCGCGAAGTGATGGAGGTCGGCGAGTGCTTCGTCCGGTTCCGGCCGCGCTCGTTGAAGGAAGGCCTCACCGTTCCGCTGCAACTGCAGCTCATCGAAGCCGAGCAGCTACCGCTGTGGCGAACGGCCATCGAGCAGATGCCGCCCAAGAATTCAGTCCGATGCGGTATCGAGTTCCAGCCCGACGGACGGCGTGCGGCGTACCACTTCTGGAAAGCGCATCCGGGTGAAACGATGTTCTTCCCAATGGACGCTCTATCCGTTGAGCGCGTGCCTGCTACCGAAGTGCTGCACGTCTACAAGCCGATTCGCGCCGGCCAGTTCCGCGGCCAGCCGTGGCTCACATCGGTGATCGCAAAGCTCTATGAGCTGGAGCAGTATACGGACGCCGAGATCGTCCGCAAGAAGCTTTCGGCTATGATCACCGGCTTCATTACGCAGGCGAGCCCGGACAACCCGATCATCCCGCCAGACCAGTATCAGAACGGGCCGAGCCAGACGGAGCAGGGGACGCAGATCAGCAAGCTCGAACCCGGTACGTTCCAGGTGCTGAACTTCGGCGAAGAGGTGCAGTTTGCCGACGCGAAGGACAGCGGCGATTTCAAATCGTTCATCCGGAGTTGCCTGCAAGCTTTTTCGAGTGGGGCCGGGCTTGCCGAATATCAGATCAGCGGCGACCTATCCGGGATCAACTACTCTTCGATCCGCGCGGGCCTGCTGGAGTTCCGCCGCAAGTGCGAACAGTATCAGCATTCGGTCTTCATCTTCCAGGTCTGCCACCCGGTTTACAAGCGGTGGTTGCGCGAAGCGATGCTGGCGCTGGCGTTTGGCATCGACTTGTTGAACGCCTACAACAAAGATCCGGAGCCGTTCGAGGAAGTGCAGTGGGTCACGCCCGGCTGGCCGTGGGTTGATCCCGAGAAAGACATCCAAGCCTCGGAACGCGCGGTTCGGGATGGGCTTTCGACCCGCTCGATTG